TTGTGCAAATCCTGATAGGTAACCAAGAACGTCTTGGTCATAATTGTCTTTAAGTCTGTAACCTGCTCTGTCACTTGCTAGTTGAGAGAAGTTTACGTGACTGTGAGCCTCTTCAATATCATCTATCTTGAAAGCAAAGTAGTTTGCTTTGTCAATAGTCAATGTGAAGTCTTCATCGTCAAGGTCTTGAGGTTGTACGTTTGCACCTCTAGCATATTCCTTAACAGTGATTTCTGGCTCTTTAATGATTTTTACAGAATCACCCATGTTGGCAATCTCACCAAAATAATCTGAATTGGTGATATTTTCAACAACGGATGTTTTTCTGAAGGCTAACTGAACCTGCTTAGAGTAAATAACTGGGGAGAAATTACCATTAGGCAGATTTCCGTAACCTGCTGCAGTTTTAAATGCCATTTTCATCTCCATTTTGAAAATAAAACAAATGCACGAATGTGCTATATTTACTCGTCATCGGCTAATAGTATAGTGAGGTTGTATGTTTAATAGCTACTTAAACATAGGCTCATACCATCAGGTAGGCTTCCAAGTGTAGTATTATGTGAGTTGTCCACGTGGAGAGGTCACATTTCTAGTTGATATTAGTTATACTTATAAATAACTCTTTGTCAACTACTTTATCTAGCTGAACCAGATAAATCGTATATAAAGTTGCCTGAACGTATAGCTTCCATAATTATATCTGCATTTTTTTCATATTCATCTGCAGACATTCTCTGTACGTCAGACTCTGTTATTCTGTTAACTTTTCCTTCAGCATCAGGAACAGACCGAGTTTTTTTCGTAGCCACTTCTTTAGCAGCGTTTTTATCACTCTTGCTCTTAGTTGACTTGCCAATTCCCTTATCTGCTTTATAGAGGTCAATAGCTCTTGCTGCTGACCTTGCGTCATTATCGTTCTCATATAGTGCATCCTGTACCCATTTAGGCTGTTCATCTGCCCACTCGTGAAAGTCATCGCTGTCTCTGATATCAGCAAAATCAGGATGTATTCTCATTAATTCTGCTTCAGCTTTATCTTTAGCAGCCTCTGCAGACATTTCACTTATTTTTCTAATTTCACTTTCTAATACCTCTGATTGCTCTTTAGCTTTTTTGATTGCAATAGTTTCTACAATCTTTGCTACATCAGGATACTCTTTTGCCCACTCATCAATCTCTGATTCAGTTTTAGGCAACTTAATTTCTTTCTTTGTAGCTTTTTCTAGCTGTACTTTTAATTCATCAAGTTGTCTTTGAAACTGTTTTTCTTTTTCTTGGGAGTGTCTTCGTAAATCTCCATAACGCTTTTTAAAAGTTTTTTCTTCAGCGTTCTTCGGTTCTTCCTCATCTTCTGTTTTCTCCTCTGTAACAGTTTCTTCAGTTTCACCTGTAGCTTGTTTCTTTAGTTCTTCAAGCTCTTGCTCATCTTTTTTAATTCTATCTTCATGAGTAGAACGCTTGTTCATAAATGCTGTCTTTTTAGGTGTAGCATCAACCACCATTTCTTGTGCCTCTTCAGCCATTTATTTTCTCCTAGGGGTTATCGTAGCCATTACATTGGGGGATAAGTAGCCATCTATCTAGCAATTAACGTGTTGCTAGTCCACGTTTCTTTGGTTCTAATAAAGTAAATCTATCCATAAACTCTTTACCAAATATCTTTGCTAAAGCAGTTCCTGTTTTAGTTTTAAGTAATTTTCTAATCAACTCTTTTTCTGCTTCTGATAAAGATAAATATCTTCTTTTAATTGCTTCATAATATTCGTTTGTCATTTTGTTAACTTTCCTACTATATAACAAAGAGGTTCTATTATAGCTCTCTCAATAGCACCAATAGGGTGTCTTCCTTTACCTCTTTTTTGTAACCATATATCTGCTGTTCTTCTTCTAGCAAATCCTTCGCCCCACCACCTTACTAATTTTTTCATTGTATTATCTTTACCATATGCCCATTTTACGACAGGTAAAAATAATTTATGATATCCTATTTGATAAGATTTGTCAAGTGTTTTACTATGCTCTAACCATATAGCTTGTCTAAATGAACCAAATCCATATTTATTATTCATAGCTGTGCATATTATTTTACTTGGAGAATCACCTCCCTGTTCAGGTTCAGGTGAACTAAATTTACCATTAGCACTATATTGTGAACCCAGAGGTGCTGCTCTATCTCCTTGATTTTGTGCCTGTGATATAGCTTGATTAGTAGCAGTTCCCGGAGCAACAGTATGTGCTTCAAATCCCATTTCCATACCTTTTTGTTGAGCTTCTTGTGGACTCATTGTTGCCTGTGGAGCACCTGCTCCTGCTCCTGCAATATCAGCAGCTTCGTCAGAAAGACTTTGAAAACCCATTTGTTGGTCTATTTCTTGCTCTGTCAATCCTCCTCTTGTCGGGTCTCTTGTTACATCTCTTCTACCTACAGCAGGTTCTAAAGTTAAGGGTGGTTGCTCTATAGCAGGAGTAGTTACTTTGCTTAAATCAGGTTGTCTATCATAGTATTGTTGCATCATACTTTTTTGACCGACTGTAGATTTAGTAACTTCTGCTTTAGCAACATTTAATTCTTTTTGTGCTTGATTTATCTGACTCATTAATTCTGCTGGTGTATATTGTTTCATACCACCTGCTGTCATAGGAGTAACACCTAAATCTCTAGCACCTTTTCCTATTTCCACCATAGATGTTACACCTTTTTCATCTGTAACGGGTGTTAAATTAGATATGTCTTTACCTGTAATAGTATTTGCTATATCACTAAAAATATTTCCAGCACTAACTGCTTGACCTGTTATAGGGTCATAACTACGTTTATCTTGTCCTATTACATTTCCTGCCATATCTATAGTGCCCGGAGTTTTGCCAACACCTAACATGCCTAGTGGTGTTAATGTTCCTAATACAGATGTAATAGGATTAGCAGGTGTATAACCTAATTCTTTAGCTCTAGTAGTTTTGGCACGAACATTTTCAGTTCTATCTCTATCAGCTTGTGTTTGTGTAGACCTAAAACCATCATCTCCTTCTCCTGTTACTTTCGTAGTTTTTGTTTGTGAAGTTGGTGGAGGTGTGGGTTCAGGTTTAACTATTCCCTTATCTACCTTTTTATATCCTGTTGGAATCGGGTAAATAGGTTTTCCATTTATAAAAGGTATACTGAGTTTCAGACCTTCTTCATTCTCATACTCTATTATTTCATCATACTTACCTTCAGGTGAAGGTATAACATCTTCAAATTTAGGAAGTGTTTGCTGTGATGCTAGTGGTGTTGCCTGTTGTTGTGGCATTATATAACTAGTTGTGGGTAGCTGTGTCGGCATATAAGGAGTAAATTGTGGATTATAATTAGCAAACTGAGATTGTTGAAATCCACCGATGCCTGTATTTGGACTCATAAAAGTTCCATTAGCAGCTTGTACTACACCACCTTCTGCCATTTCTTTTGGTTCGTCATCCATGTCTAGGTCATTCATATCAAATGGAACATCATCAGGTAATGTTGCTTCATCAGCATTACCCATCTGACCCATAGCTTCCATTCTTTTCAACCCTGCTTTAGCTTCGTCACGTAGTTCCATCATCTTATCTAAACCATGAAAACGAACAACATCAGCAGGCATAACAAATTCGCCTTCACTTAACTGTGCAGGTATATCATCACGAACCTCTTTCTTTGTAGACCCTACAGGTACATCGTTGCCTGATACAGGGTCAACTGAACCACCCTCTTGTTTTAATCCACCCTCTGAAAATAATTCCATTTGTTTAGATACTGAGCCACCTTTATTTTTTCCTTCATTTAATGTAGCAAGTGCTTCTATCTCAGGTCCTGTAAGATTTGTTTGATTCATTACATCTTCAGGTGTACGACCTCTACGATATAGTTCAGTCATAAGTTCTTCTCTAGAAAGATTAGTTAGTTGTGTATCAGCGACTCCGACATCAGTCTCTTCTTTAGCTTCTACTGCTTCTTTGATGTCTTCGTCTTTAATTTTTTTCTTCTCTGCCATTTACTTCATCCCTTAGTAATTTAAGTTTACGTAAAATCGCCACAGCACCTTGTGACCTTTGAACAGTTAAAGTATTATCTGACTGTTCTAATATTCTATGTTGTTCTTGTATCACAGCATCAAGATAACTATTGAAGCTGTTCAGTATTTTGGGGTTGTTGACTAACAGTTTCAGTTGGCTGAGTATTTGCTTGTCCACCATTACCACTAAATCCTCTCTCTCCCGGAACAGGTGCTTGTCCTGTGCCTATATTACCACCACCTGCTCCTGTGGGGTCTAATGGGTTAGCTCCTGCTGTTGGTGGTGCTTGTTCTCCACCTTGCATAGATTGTTGTTGTCCTTGTGCAGGACTTTGAAATTGTTTCATAATCTCTGCTTGTAAAGCTGCTTCACTCATATTATTAGTAACTTTTTCAGGGTCTAAATCCATAGACTTAGCAATCTCTCTAATAACATATTGAAACTTAGCAAAAGGTGCTAGTGCAGGATTAGATGCAACTTGTAAGAAAGATAATAGTCTTTGACTTCTTACTTCATTAGCCATCAGACTTTCTGTTCCTCTAGCTTTAACTTCTAAATCACCTTTTATTTCACTGTCGTAATCAAACTGCATATTAAAACGAAAGAAACCTTCTCCTAAAGGTCTTAATAAATAATCATCTACATTTTTAATTACAGTTTTTATACTACCACTAGCTGCGTTCATCAGCATAGATATACCTGAAGCAGTTCTACCTACACCTGATACTCCTGTTTGACCATGAGCAAATGATGGCATACCTGTGCTTTCATCTGCTAACTGTCTTGCTTTATCAAACAGTTGTAAGTTTTCATTAGATACGTTAGGAAACTTTGTACCAAATATAGCTTGACCCGGTGCTCCACCTTGTCTTCTAAACACTTTACCCGGATACACAGATAAATCTTGTCCCGGAACTAGGTTAGTTTCGTCTACCTCTATCAATAAGTTTCCTGACAATACAGCATTATCCACTGCCATTCTCATAAAACCATTCATTAGGGTTTGTGTATCATCCATGTTTTCTGCAATACCTACACCAAAAAATGAATATGGATTAAGCTCATATGGTGCCGCCACATATGGAATAGTTGCAGGCTTAAATGGATTTAACACCATTCTTAATAATTTACCATTACATATCCATACGTTAGCTTGTAATTCATCGAAAGTTTGTAACTCTTTAGGTATCTCAACACCCTGCTCTTCAAGCATATCTGTGTCTATCATACCCCAATATTCAAGAACTTCAAATCTGTATATTCCGTGGTCAGGTGAATAGTCAGATAAATCATCTTCCCAATATTTCTTATAATAGTTTTCACCTTCAGCAATAACTTCATCAATAACAGCAGACCTAAAGTATGGTCTTTTTTTCAAAGCTCTAAGCTGTGACCTAGACATTTTATGTCTTTCGATTACATACTGAGCTTCTTCCATGTTATTAGCATCAGGGTCAGGATAAAAGTTCCATACTGAAACATGTGAAACTTGTGGAACTGTTTTAAACAATGGGTCATATACACCCTCGTCATTCCAATTAGGATATTCTTTATCTAAAGCAAAAGGTCCTTTCATGATGCCTGTTCCAAACAAAGCCATTTCAAAAGCTGAACTTCTTAATTGTTTATTAGCTCCTGACTCCTGTAGTTGGTCATGTATCTTCTTTTCCATTTTTTTAGCTGCAATCATGGCAGGACTAAATTCAATAGCTGTAGGAGTTTGAGCAGGTCCTTCTTTTAGTTTATCTTGTACAGGTTCTAATTTGTTTTCTAAACTACCTAATTTATCTTGTAATGTTTTTAGTGTATCACCCGGCTTTAAGTCTCTGCCATCTCCGTTAAAACCATATGGACTAGATAAAGATGTTTCACCTCTCATCTGTTCAGGTTCTTTTGGGTCAAAGTGAACATCAGCTACTACACCTTCAGGTAGCTCTGTAGGTTCTATACTTAACGGAAACTTATTACCTGCAAATAAAACATCAGCTATTTGTCCATAGGCAGCTAATGTTTTTGTTTTAGTTATTTTAATAAATACTCTTGACTTTTCTGCTTCTGTAAATTGAACATCAGAACCATATAGTCCTCTATAGTTTCTGTAAGCTCGTAACCATCTTTGCTCATCATTCTCACGATAGTCTTCTGCTCGACTAAATCGTTCTTGTATGAAAGGGATTATACTACTTACTCCTGCATCTTTAGTTACAGTATCTTCTGTATCCTCTAATGCTATAGCATCATCTTCAATCATTATATCATTTTCTTCTGCCATATTAATATCCAAAGGTTGAATCTGCTACAGGCATACCCATGCTCGGTCTACCTATAGGGTCATAGTCAAATATACTAAATCTTGGTCTTGACATTATACCATATCTTAAAGCATCATACAAGTGGTCTTCTGCTCTTGTGTCTACATCTTCAGGATTTTTTTTATCCAAAGGCAATGCAGGTAGTTGTGATATCATATTTGTACATGTATTAAAAAATACTAATCTAGGTTGTTCTGTAAAGTCATCTACTTGTAAACGTCTATGTATTTCGTTTTTACCTGATACTCTACTGCCTCTACTTCTGTCGGATGGTCTAAAGCGACATCCTCTCATAATCATCTGTTCAGCAAGAGAAGGACCAGTATCACCACGTTTGTGCCAAAGAGAGCTATCCAAAACACCATACTTAATATTTCCATCATCAGCTTCTAGCTCTAATATCATATCTGCCAAATCTGTGGCAAGGACTTTACTAACGTACAACTCTCTATATATAATAATCTGTTCATCTGGAGAAACAGCAAACCACAACACACCACTATAAGACCCATAACCATAGTCACAAGCACGAAATTTAACCCAATTTCTTGGAATGTCAAAAGGTTCAATAACGTGAATATTCCTATCAAACTCAGTGAAAGCAGCACCTTCTTTAATATCCCAATCGCCCTCAAGCAACTGCTTTCGTTGGTGTTCAGGTAAGGAAAGAAGCATTGCTTCATAGTCACCTTGCTCTGCGAGATATGGGTTATCCGATAATCTTGCAGGTATAAATCTTCTTTTAAATAACGCTTGTCCTTCTTTATCATGTCCTTTTGGATAGGCAAGAACTCGACCTGACTCAATATCTGTGGCATCAAATTGTTTTCCGTATGGTGCAGGGTCAATGAACATTTTCTTAACCCACTGATGACCCGGACCTCCCGGGTTAGTAGTTGCTCTCATATACACAGGTAAATCATGTGCAGTAGAACGCAAACGTGAACGCATATAGTTCCAAGCATACGGAGTAGACCATTGGGTCAATTCATCAAACCCTATCCAACTAAATGCCAAACCTTGATAACGAAGTACATCATCATCTCGGTCTAGGTAAGACATCCATAACCTAGCACCTGATGGTGCTTCCCATTGCATCTTTCTTTCTGACCATTTTATACCCTTCCATATTTGAGGATACATTTCCTTAGATTTAAATATAAGTTCTCTAAGTTCTTCTGTTGTGTGTCGTAATAGTAGACCACTAAACGATGGATGACCCATGTATCGTAAAGGGTCGGCAAGCATAGCATAAGACTTACCACCACCTGCACTTCCACCATATAACACTTCTCTTTCCCCTGCAGCAAGAAACTCTGTTTGAGGTCCTACGTTAGGTTTAAATACTATGTTTTGTTCTTCTACAGGAACTGCTTCTACTTCAGCAACTTCTTGTATTTTAGGCTCTTGCACCTGTTGTTTTTTCTTCGATGGCTTTCGCCTTCTCGATTGCTTTCTGGGCGTAAGCTGCCCACTTTCTAAGAGTTCTAGCCTTGTCCTTACGTTGTCTTTCATGTATCAATCTTTTTCTTAATCCTACGTGAGAAATAACTCTATCTGTTTTTGTAGTCAACCAATTAGCTACTTCACGATACGAGTACTGCCTCACATATTTTCTAGCCATCTCTATGGCTTCTAATTCAAAAGGTATTGGGTCAAGTAAGTCAGGGTCTTTTTCGTTTATCTTATATCCAAATGGTACAGTCCTAGCTATACGTGGTATCTGTATCCACTCTTTTTGTTCTTCATCTTTTAAATCTGTAGGTTGTGGTAGCTTCCACTTTCCTATACTTCTATCCATTATCTTTAGCAGGCAATAGCATAACACCACCTGTGCTTTCTACTTGCATCTTTTCAGTCTTAACTAATCCTGTCCTATCTAGTAATTCTTTAGCTGCCATCATCTTATCTTTGAGACCTAGCTCTGTAGGGTCATATAATCCACCTACCATTGCCATTGCAGCTTTCGGTGCGTTTCTACTCATAAACAACTGCGTAGCCTCTAGTATCTCATCTTTTAATGATTTAACAATATCTGTAGTGCTTGAACTTGCTGAATATCCTGCGATTAATTTAGCTTGTGCTACATCGCCATTTGCCTCATCAAATAAAACATCAAGAAACTTTTGTTGTCTTTCAGTTAGTTGTCTACTCATGTTGGTACATTCTCTCTGTAATATTGCCTGTCAACGATTGCTATTAAACGCTTGGCTCTATTTTTTGTTTGTCTGAACCAACGAGAGTCTTCCATCTCGATTGCCATTTTTTCCCAATCATTATTTTCCACAGCAGCAATCATGTTCTTAAAATTGGATAATCTTGGTCGACCAAGTTGAAAACACATGTTCGCTAATACGTGCTGTATATCTTGAGGCAAGTTATCAAATTGAGAGAACAATAGTTTACAATCGTTTATAGTTGTTTCTATGTCTCTCTCAAACCATTCATTGACTTGTTCTTCAGGTACAGGATATCCTATAGGTTTACCATAATAATCTGCATCCCATTCTGTAATAAGATGCCCTATACCCCCTGTCAAATGATTTTCTGTGCAGAGGTACAATTCATATTTTATGCCCTCGTCTTTCGCTAATTCATCTTGTAGTCTTTTTAAATTCATATTCGTTTAAGTCCTAAATCCATTTGTTGTTTACGTATTTCTTTAACATGTTTGTGCCAAAAATAATTACCTATCTTACATATAGATGATGATAACTTTAAATATATTCTAGCTTTAAACGTCATTGATAATATGGACTCACTGTAGAATTAGGGTCTTCTATACCCTCTACTGCTAAAACTTCAGGTATATAATGTTTTAACATATTCTCTATACCCATCTTCAATGTTTGTGTAGACATCGCACACCCACTACAAGCACCACTTAAAAATATAGTTGCTACACCATCTTTAAAAGATTGTAACTTAACATGACCACCATGCATTTGAACACTTGGTAATATGTAGTCTTCTATTATTCTATTTATTGCAGACACTGTATCTTGCATTATTTCTTCTT